TGTTGGTAACTTACCAAAATTAAAAGCGGAACAATATCTCCGTGACATTATGGTGAAGTATAAGAACAAATTAGTATATGATGCTAACACAGGTGAAGTTCGTGATGACCGTAAGTTTCTATCGATGATGGAAGACTTTTGGTTACCTCGCCGTGAAGGTGGAAAAGGCACAGAGATTACTACATTACCTGGTGGTCAAAATTTAGGTGAATTAGAAGATGTTAAGTATTTTGAAAAGAAATTATATAAGTCACTTAATGTTCCTATTTCTAGATTAGAACCTAACCAAGGTTTTTCTTTAGGTAGGACTACTGAAGTTACTCGTGATGAAATTAAATTTTCTAAGTTTGTAGACCGGTTAAGAAACAAGTTTTCAGATTTATTTGATCAAGCTTTGAGAACCCAATGTGTTCTTAAAGGTATTTGTACAGCAGATGAATGGATTGAATTTAAAGAACATATCCATTTTGATTTTATTAAAGATAATAACTTTACAGAGCTCAAAGATGCTGAATTAATGAAAGAAAGACTTGGTTTATTAGGTTCAGTTGATCCTTATACAGGTCGTTATTTTTCACAAGCTTGGATTCAAAGAAATGTGTTGCGTTTGACTGATGATGAAATCAAACAAATGCAAGATGAAATGGAACAAGAAAAAGAAGATGGTTTAGGTTTACCTGTTGGTGTAACAAATGATGTGGCACAAGCGCAAATGATGGCACAAGTACCACAACAACCAATGAATCCTGATGATCAGGATCATGAATTGAATATGCAAAAACAAGATCAAAGAAAAGAAGAAGTCAGTACTTTGGTAAAATTGAAAAGAATATTATAAATATTAAATTAGGAGATATTAATGGATACAAGAACAATTATTGATTACGCTCAAGACGGTAATGCGGTTGAGTTTCGGAATGCTTTGTATTCTGCAATTCATGATAAAGTAACAGCGCATATTGATGCAGCTAAACAAGCGGTGGCACAAAATTTAATTGCTCCAAAAGAAGATGTTGAACAGGACACAGACGTTGAAAACACTTAAAGCTTTACGATCTGATAAAAAGGAATCATCTAAACAGATGGATCCTCCTGCTGTTTTAATTATGAAAAGAAAGTCCATTAGACAATTTCCTGATGGCCAACGAGTGGCATTATATTATGTGGATAAGATTAATAAATATGTAACAGTACCTTATACGGCGATGCAATGGTCTTCCACAGGAAGCATGGATGAAGAAGCCGACTTTAATTTAGAACAGGAATAAAAATGGCAACCTCAAACAATATACAAATATTAACAGATACGACAAAACGGACCGTTATTAAGCGGGTTGGTATTTTTGATGGTAATGGTGGAGATGAATTGCCAACAGTTTTTATAGAACCTATTAAATTGGCTGGTTGTTTAAATGCTAATGGTGCTTTATATCAAACAGGAAATACATTACCTACAGGTTTTGCTAATTCTGCTTTTACTATTTCTAGAATTTTAGCTAGCGTTGATGCTGAATGTGGTCATTTACAGATTCAATGGCAAGGCACGGGCACAACAAATACAATTTTTGCTTTTGGTGTAGGAACAACAGATACTAATCCGCAGTATCAATTTCCATCAATTACAAATAATGCTATTGGACCAACAGGTAATTTAATAATTAAAACTGTAGGTACCACAGCAAATGCTGCATATACTGTAATTATTGAATTACATAAAGATAATCGTTTTTATAGTTCTGGTCAGTTTGCTGATCCACAAGCATTTAATTATCCTCCTTATAGTATTACTCCATAATGAAGGATTTTGTTTCAAAAATATTATCTAATAAACTTGCAGAAGCAAAAAATGATTTAGATAAAAAGATTCAAAATTTGGTTAATGAAAAAATTAACCAAATAAAAGTAAAATTGGCAGCTGAGATGTATGATAATTTTGAAATAGTTGAAGAAGAAGAATTATCAGAAGGTAATGTATTAAGAATGGGAAGAACCAAACTAATTCGTATTCGGATTAGAAGAGGAAAAGTTCAACGCCGAGTTAAAAAATCGGCGGTACCTGGTTATACAATGCGTGGTGGAAAATTAACTAGAATGATGCCACAAGAAAGGCGCCGAAGAAAGATAGGTGCCAGAAGGTCAAAATTTAAAAGACGAGCAAAATTAAAGCAGTCGTTAAGAAAAAGAAGAATGTCATTAAGAAAAAGAACCGCATTAGGACTATAAATGAAACTAATTAAAGAAATCACAGAAACAGTCAGTTATCTTGTTGAAGATTCTGATGGTAAAAAATCTTTGCATATTGAAGGTCCTTTTTTAGTAGCTGAGAAAAAGAACCGTAATGGTCGTTTATATGAATATAGTACCATGGCAAAAGAAGTTGCTCGATATACAGAAGAATATATTAATAAACATCGTGCTTTTGGTGAATTAGGTCATCCAGAATCACCATCGATTAATTTGGATCGTGTATCACATATGATTACCAGTTTAAGAGAAGATGGTAACAATCAATGGATTGGTAAAGCAAAAATTTTAGATACTCCTATGGGTAATATCGCCAGAAGTCTTATTGAAGGTGGTGCTCAATTAGGTGTATCGTCACGAGGCATGGGCTCATTGAAAAATGTTAACGGTGTTAATGTTGTTCAGCCCGATTTTTATCTAGCCACAGCGGCAGATATAGTAGCAGATCCTTCCGCACCTGGTGCTTTTGTACAAGGTATCATGGAAGGCAAAGAATGGATGTTGGTCAATGGTGTTTGGACAGAACAAGATTACTCTCAGGCGGTTACACAAATCCGTAAAGCTTCACAAAGAGAAATCGAAGAAGTAAGTCTGCACATTTTTGAAAACTTCATGAAAAAACTTTAAATATAAATATCCAATATAAATCAAGGAGATTTTTAAAATGGGAAAATTTAATCTGTCCGAAGCCGCTAAAGATATTCTAAGTGGTTCTGTTAATACTAAACGTAGTGGTCAAGACAAACCATCTAAACTAACTGGTGATGTTGCTTATGGCACCAAAGAAGTTGGTGAGATTGGTACTTCACCAAACGATGTTAACGATGTAGCACCAAATTACACTAAGGGTACACCTTCAGCAACTCCTCCAGGCGCAACACCACCTGTTGGTTCTGAACCAATAAAGAAACTTGGTAAACAACCTGCTAACGACAAAGCTGGTGATGCTGGTTCTAACGACATGGGTAGTCACCAAGGTACCGAAACTTCTTACGATAACATTCGTGACCGTAAAGCAGGCACACTGGCAAAACAAACTTTTCAAGCAAATAAAGGCGCTACTGCTCCTTATGTTCCAGAAGAAACCGAATCTGACGATGAAGTTATTACTGAAGCTGAAAAAGAAGAAGGTCATGAAGATGAAGCTGAAGATAAAAAACTAATTGCTAAAATGATTAAGAAAGAAAAAATGAAAGAAGATATGGACGCACTACTCTCTGGCGAAAACCTTTCTGAAGAATTTGTTCAAAAAGCAACTACAATTTTTGAAGCTGCTGTTATTGCTCGTGCTGAAGAAGTTATTGCTGAAGCCGAAGCACAATTGACAGAACAGTTTGAAGCTGCGGTTGAAGAAATCAAAGAAGAATTAGCCGCTAAAATTGATGACTATCTCAACTATATGGTTGAGGAGTGGATGAAAGAAAACGAAATTGCTATTGAAAAAGGTCTCCGTGCTGAAATCGTGGAAGACTTTATTGGTGGTTTAAAAGATTTATTCGTAGAACATTATATTGATATTCCTGCCGATAAGGTAGACGTGGTTGAAGAATTGACTGCTAAAGTAGATGAACTAGAAGCATCTTTAAATGAGCAAATTAACCGTGGCATTGAATTATCAAAAGAATTAAACGAACAGAAAAAAATTGAGGCTATCTACACAGCGTGTGAAGGCCTAACGCAGACTCAAGTAGAAAAATTGAAATCACTCGCAGAGGGTGTTGAGTTTACTACTGAGGAAGAATTTGTAACAAAAATGGAAACTTTGAAAGAATCATATTTCAAAGCTGAAGTTAAAGTTGCAGATGCGTCTGCTATGGATGAAGTTTTAGTTGAAGAAGAAAAGAAGGCTGTAAAGTCTGAAGATCCTTCAATGGAAATTTATGCAAAAACCATTTCACAAACCTTGGTAAAATAATACCAAAAATATACTAAAATAAGGAAAACTATAAATGTATATGACTGAAGAACTACAAAAGAAATGGCAACCTGTTCTGGAGCATCCAGAATTAGAAGCCATCACCGACCCATACAAGAAAGCCGTTACAGCTCTTGTTTTGGAAAATCAACAACAAGCTATGCGTCAAGACAATCAAGCTTTGAACGAAACAACTTATACTTCCACTCCAGCTAACGCTACTGGTAGTTCTGTTGCTAATTTCGATCCAATTTTGATCTCTTTAGTACGCCGTGCTTTGCCAAATCTAATCGCTTATGACGTTGCTGGTGTACAACCAATGACTGGTCCTACCGGTTTGATTTTCGCAATGCGTGCAAAATATACAAGCCAAACAGGTACAGAAGCTTTCTACAACGAAGCCAATACAACCTTCTCTGGTACATATTCTGCTACAAACCCATACGGTTTCCGTGGTACTGCATCTGCTGACTTGGCCACAAACCCTGTTTCAGACTTTACTGCTAACGCATTTACAACTGGTATTGCAATGCCAACAGCAAACGCTGAATCGTTAGGTATTAATGACGATACTCGTGTTTTCCAACAAATGGCATTCTCGATTGAGAAAGTTACTGTAACTGCTCAAAGCCGTGCTTTGAAAGCTGAGTACTCTCTCGAATTAGCACAAGACTTAAAAGCAATTCATGGTCTTGATGCTGAAACAGAATTGTCAAACATTCTGTCTACAGAAATCCTCTCTGAAATCAACCGTGAAGTTATCCGTACAATTTACACCTCTGCTGTTACTGGTGCTCAGTATGGTACAACTACCGCTGGTTATTTTGACTTAGATACCGACTCTAACGGTCGTTGGTCTGTTGAGCGTTTTAAAGGTTTGATTTTCCAAATCGAGCGTGATGCAAACGTTATCGCTAAGAAAACTCGTAGAGGTAAAGGTAATGTATTGATCGTTTCTTCTGACGTTGCTTCAGCAATGGCAATGGCTGGTGTTCTTTCTTATACACCTGCTCTCCAGTCTGATTTGCAAGTAGATGACACAGGTAATACATTTGCTGGCTTGTTACATGGCCGTATCAAAGTTTACATTGACCCATATTTTGGTGGTTATACTTCTAACCAAGAATTGGTAACTGTAGGTTACAAAGGATCTAGTCCTTATGATGCTGGTTTGTTCTATTGCCCATACGTTCCTCTCCAAATGGTTCGTGCTGTTGACCAGTTTACATTCCAACCTAAGATTGGTTTCAAAACTCGTTACGGTATGGTTGCTAACCCATTTGCTGAAGGTACTACAGTTGGAAACGGTCGTTTGAATTCCGGTTCTAACCAGTACTATCGCATTTTTGGTGTTAAGAACTTGATGTAATATAAAGTTCCCGTTAAGAGGAACCTTTAAAAGACCACCTTCGGGTGGTCTTTTTTTTTGACCTAAATAGTTGAATGAGTGATATAATTTTAATCAACGATTTAGTTGACCTCAGAAAACGTAAAAGACAAGAGCTTGAGTTCTATAACAAACAATTAGAAGAACTCAGAGTAAAAATGTTTTTTATTAAAAAAGAAATAGATTTAACATCAGAAATTATTGATATGATTGAAAAAGAAAAAATGTTGGATCTTAGAGAACACCTTAATAAATGAACGCACTTACCAGAACTCCCCAAAACACAAATTTACTCCAACCAACAAAGTTTCTATTAACTTTTGATAGAATTGGTTCAACACAATATTTTTGCCAGTCTGTAAATATTCCTGGAATCAATTTAGGACAAGCACCAATTAGTACTCCAATGTTGGACATATTTGCCCCAGGTAATAAAATAACTTATAATCCATTTAATGTGCATTTTTTGGTAGATGAGAAGTTAGACAGTTGGCAACAATTACACTCTTGGTTCCGTTCCATCGCATCTCCAGAGAGTTATGATGAAAGGAAAAGGTTAACTGATCTCCAGAATCAATTTAACAAGAATAAATTAAAAAACTATTCAGATGCCACTTTAACGGTATTATCATCTTTAAACAATCCTATTCTTAGGGTTCGTTTTATTAACATGTTCCCAATCACCCTTTCTGATATTATTTTTGATTCTTCTCAGTCAGCTGATGATACTATTTCGGCTGATGCGATATTCATATTTGATTATTTTAATTTTGAAGATATTTCTTAATAAAGTATTGACATTAATTTGTTTTTGTGTTATTATAAGGATTTAGAGTAACCTTTTTTGAATTTATTATGGAAAACTTAGAACAAGTATTAAAGTATTGGGAAAAAGATACAGAAATAGACCAGACGGAACCTGGTAAAGAACTCATCAGAATACCCACATTACACAACAAATATCTCAGTATACTTACCAAACACAAAATTGCTTCCAAAAAAGCACATTTTGATTATCTTCGTATGCGTAAAATTAAATGGGAATATTATACGGGAAAAATGAGCCAAGAAGAATT